GGAGTTTCAAACTTGCATGGGGTCTTACCATCATGTTCGTGGCATAATTCACTCTTTTTATTGCCAAAAAAAGTATACTTTACATAAATTCTGACTTTTTTAGTGTATTTTAAGATCAATATCTCAAAAAAAATATGTTTTTTTAGGTTTGGGGTATAAATATATTAGCACAGAGAATAAAAACAGCCTTACTTTACTAGATAAGGAATCATATCTCCATCAGAATGATACTTGCTCGATGGTCTTACTAGTTAAGTTTTTAACACTCCCTTATAAGCTCTGTTACCCATGAAGATCACATTTTTCTCTGATCTTGACTCTTTCACATGTTTTTGTAATTTTTTTGATTTCATTTTTTATTTTACATTTGATAGTAACTTTACAATTACAACGCTCGCAATTATCCCAGCACTGTTTGCAGAATGACCGTTTGTATACAATTGTTGTATTTTTTAAGCAATTAAGACACTCAAAATAACAACAATTAAGTTTGATTATTTCAACTTTTTGGGTACTACTCATCTTGAATAACTTGAATAATAAGATCTTTAAATTTGTCTAACATATTTTTTGGTATTAAATATGTGAGGCTTATTTTATCGGAGTTTATCACATATTCACCACTTTTATTGCCAAAAAAGTATACTTTCTCTTTATAATAGATTATTATTAATTTTTTGCAATAATGTCAATTTTAACGCGATCAAGTACTTGAAGTATACTGCATGTAACTAGGTCAATTTTTTCATATCCCACACTTATGTGTTCAAATAATTCAGACTTAATCTGTTCATGCCTACTTTTATGTGTAAATGATTCACGCTTTGGCTTAATTGGCCATTCATTGCTAAAAAGTGACACATATGGTGTTTCTGGAAATGGTGGATTATATGCATATGGGTATATCGTCATAGAATTAATGCAAAAATGACTTTTTTGAATTTTAATACATAATAAAAGATATGAATGTTTTTTAATCTTAGCTTTTTTAGAATAAATTATTGCGCTTTTAATCATTTTATGATATTTCATAATGACCTCAATCTTGTGATCATGGTTAGCTTTAAAATTATCATGCATGATATGCACTGAAGCGGTTGGGCATATTGGCCTGATTGCATCCTCAATTTCTTTGCAAAATACTTTTAAATTGTCTATAATGGGTTGAATTTTCATTGGAAAATTTGTTTTGTATATCCTTTCATTTTCGATTGATTCTGGACTCCTATAATGACGTGGTTTACTATCTTCAATCATTTTTTTGTCATATTGGTCATCATAAAATGAGCCTGACATATTCTTTTTTTATACTATATTTTAAATTCAAATATGTGAGCTTATAATTTGCCTTCTTAATCATAAATGACTCATATTTATTACATATATTTTTTTTAACTTGGCTTTACTTCCATAAATAATTGACTGAATAATGGATCATTATCATCAATTACAGTTTTTTTATCTGATCCAATAAATTTAACAATTTGTATAGTGGCTTGGCCAGATTTACGCTCAGCATTAACATAGTAATATAGTTGACCATTAAATTTGATGGGAGATACATCAATAATTTCTAAATCAGTAATCCCGGCTTTTTTCAGTGAAGATAGCGCCTCATCGGTGCCCAAAGTGTTTAATTCGGGATGTAGTTCCATATATAATTTAAAGCGTAATGGGTTTTTGTCATCAATGATGGTCTTTTTATCGGTACTGATAAATTTATCATATTTTACTAAATTATCAGATTCATCTCTAGTCTCAATATAGTAATATATTTTACCCTCAAATATAAGAGTAGATACTTTAATAACTCTTAAATTGGCATTTTTTAATATCTCACTCGCTTCTTCAATTGTCATTTTATTTGACATATTAAGCATTTGTATCCGTATTGGATCATCATCTCTAAGAACAGTAACTCTATCCGAGCAAATAATTTTATCAATTTGGTCTGATTTGTCATCTTTAGTTTTTACACAATAATATTTTTTACCCTCAAATTTAATAGTTAATATGCGAGTAGCTTTTAAATTAGAAAAACCAGCATTTTTCAATACATTATTTGCAGTATTAATTGTAAACCTTGACCCCATTTTATATATATTATTTTTAAATATATATTTAAATATATATTTTTAAATATATATTTTGTTAAATATTTAAAAAAAAATATTATTTTTCAGTGTAACAATTAAAGCAAATCAAGTCATCGCCATTTAGGCATTTTTTGACAGTTCTTGAGCTTTGATCACTCGAAATCTTAGCCCTTCACAATCAAAACAAGCAATGTCTGAGTGACGACACCCAAATGTTCTTGTATGCGCATATTTTTGCCTAAATGAGGCACACTCCAAACAATTGCCCGCATTTGCATTAGGGCAAGTGGTGGTAATGGTATAATTACCTTTAATTGTATTTGTTGCTATGCATGGAATTCTCTTTACTTCAGACATCTTTAAAATATCTAGTTGAAAGGTTTTGTCTATCTATTTTTAACAATCAAATATATAGCTCTATAATACTAGTCATTATTTAATTAAAGAGACTATATATCTATAATATAATGTTATAATGGTTGGGTATGTCTATATTCGCACAAATGAGCTATGTGGGTCAAAAAATGTAGTCAAGTTAGGTATTACTGCAACCTCTCCACAAATTCGAGAATATGGATATAATACATATGAGCACAAGAAAGGTTATTATATTGCCATATATGAAATAAGCATAGCAAATATTAAATTCATCGACAATTTGCTAAAATATGAGTTTAAAGGGTATAACGATTATATTGATGCGGGTACTGAATATTACAATCCAATTATTATAGATAAAATAGAGCCATATTTGAAATCAATACAAATAGATTATAAAATAATAAACATAGAAGAAATGGAGGCACTTCAAAGAGAAGATCAATTTCAACAAATAAAAGAATCTTTACAAAAAAAAGGAATCTTACAAAAATGGAATGAACAATTATTTAAAAAATTAGATCAAATACAAAAAAGAAAAAGTTATTTAACTGATGGTTATAAAATTTCAGATTGCATTTCTGGAGATTGGAGCCCAAGAGATTATCAGATAAGAGCTATTGAATATGGATATCAACAATTATTACAAAATAATAAATTTTATTTAGAATTGCCAACTGGAGGTGGGAAATCATATATAGTATATAATATACTACAGCAATTAATAGAATATGATTTCGATTTAGATTTAATCCTAATAATTTCACCTAGAGTAATTGTAAATAATCAAAACGTTTCAGAGAAATATACACAATTATTAAATCAAAAATGTAACATTTATAATTATTCAGATGGAAACAAAAAAAAATTTAATACTTTTATCCAAAAAACTACAATTCAAAAAAATACAATTCAAAAAAATACAATTCAAAAAAATACAATTCAAAAAAATACTTATGTAAAAAAAGAAGTAAACATTTTAATTGTTTGTACTTCATCTGTAAATAAAATTTATGATCAATTAAAACATTTAAAAATGTGTATTTGGTTTGATGAAGCACATCATGGAATTGAAAGTTGGATACTATCATCTCAACTTAAAAAAGAGAAAAAAGAAACAGTTAAAAAAGAAACTGTTAAAAAAGAAACTGTTAAAAAAGAGATAAAGAAAAAAGAAAATAATGAAGAAAGATGGTTACATATTGGGAAATATAATATTTTTACATCCGCATCTCCAGATAAACAATTTATTCTAAAAAACGAAGAAATTTTTGGTGAATTATATGCGCCAATTAAAGTAAGTGAATTAATACAATTAAATTGGTTATGCACTATTATTCCATATGTTTACATGGAGGATAAGCAAAACATAAATAAAATTAAATTTATGTTACATGAATTTACAGATAAGCATAGGAATTATGGATTTAGTTTTCATAATTCACGCGCAAATGCATTTGAATTGTTTTACTTTCATTATCTTGAATATCAAAATGGCAAAACTGCAATAAAGCCATTTTTATTAGTTGGGACATTTTCTGAAGAGCATATTGAAATATTAAAAGCAATGTCCAATATTGATTTAGATTATGACTATACAAATATTCAAGTATTTGAGAATACACATTTAAGTATTGGTTATGTAGTTGCAAAATATAGTATGGGTTATGATTTTAAATTATTAGATTTTATTGCATTTAATGACCCAAAATTATCATTTAAAGACATTATTCAATGCATTGGGCGAGGAATTCGACCAGATTGTTTAGGTAGTAATGGCGCAAATTTAAATAAATATTTAATGATATTATTACCAATATATTATAATGAAGTAGAATCTTCAGAAACCGTAAAATATAAAAATATTAAAAAGGTGTTGCAATATTTATTACATGATGTTGAATTAAATTTTAGTGATATTTGGTTTGTTGATCGTATAAGCCGTAATAGTGAAACTAAAAATAGTGAAACTAAAAATAGTGAAACTAAAGGTGAAGAGTATAATTATTATCAATATAGTGAAAATGACAATTTATATGATGGGAAATATAGAAAATTAAGTGATGTGAATGTATTATCTATTGTATTAAATTTATTGGAAAAAAAAGAAGACAGACTTGAAATAAAAAATCATGATTTTACAAGCTCAACTATACAATTTGCAATATTATGTCTTTTAAATATAGAACATAAACCATCTAAATTAAAATATAAAACAATTAGAGATGTTGTATATAGATTAATTGGAAATAGTAATACTATTATTCAAAATACAACATTAAATATTATAAAAGAGAAAAAAACTGATAAAGGATTTGATTATATGGAAGATTTACATATATCAGTCCAAGGCGTTGATTCAAATTCTTGCATATATGAGATTATATCACAATGTAAAAAAAATAATATTGGAATTCAAATGCAAATCAAATTAAAAAACAATAAAGTAATTGATATTGTGTATTAATATTTTACAGAAGGGTAATACTAATAATTCATTTTTTTGAAGGAATTTGCGCAAAAATGCGCGATAGCTACATTTTATAGGGGTTTAATGCTATGGCATATTTGATGCAAAAATATATGATAGACAAATTAAAGCAAGAAAGTTAGAAAGTTAGAAGAAATATCAGAAGAGATGTCAGGGGAAAGAATTGTTCACGTTTACACATTTAGCACCGAATTGGTGCGCACAAGTAAGGGGTTTGTGTCAAAAACTGAGGTTAAACCTATGGGTGCGCTTTTACCAGATACAGAATTAAAAAATCTCATAGTTGGCAAAAGGGATACTATTGCACCCGCCAATATAACAGATATGTGGAGTGCACTTCAAATATCTGAGACAAATCGATTCAATTTTGATCAATATCCAGAGACTGATGAAGATGTCCTTAAGTTAGAAATCCGGAAAATTCAAAAAGGAAAACCCGCTGATGTCTTAGTCGTATCTAGGCAGTTGACACACATTCGTGCATTGGCACCTAATACTACTTTGGGAGAATTTCTTGGAGACCATTCTTGTTTGGTGATTGCATCAGAGGAGAAGTTTATGGGTGCTATGCCAAAAGCAACTATTACCAAGTAATACTTAAAGAGTTAATAGTTCTAAATTCAGAAAACAATATAAACAGTTCTTTTTTTGCAAAAAAAATAAAGTAATAAAATCAAATTATGCTTTCATTTTTTAATCGATCTCTATTTGCCTCTAATATAATATTAAATTCTGGTTTTGCGTCTTTAATGATTTTATTATTGCCCATTAAACTTAACATACTAACGGATGAGTTTATACTGTTTTTGTAACCAATTGGCGTGCCTTCTGGGTAATTGATCTTGCCACTAATTTCTTTGCATTTTTCAATAAAAATATCAAATTCTTTTCTTAATACACTCATGGTAGATTTTGGCAACCATTTATGATCACCTTGGTATACTTTAGCTGTATCTTCTCTTGTTTCTGATAAATATACATTTACATTACTTATATCATCAGAAAATGAATTCTCAATTGATTCTAGGAATAATGTTTTAATTAAATTTTTTACATGTAAATTTTCAAGATTGACCTTCTCCATATACTCTAATTTATTATATTCCGAGGCAGCGGTTGAATTGTCTAAAAATGTATCTATAATACACTTCTCTTCTAATTTAGAATTATTAAATGGGGTTATATTAATTGTTATATTTTGAGTATTATTACTATTAATTGCAGTATTGTGACTATTAGTATTGTTACTATTTGCAGTATTGTCAATAGTTGTATTTCCAACAGTTACAGTATTTTTTAATTCATCCATAGCATTTTTTAGACCAATAATTTCATTTTGCATAGTCTGTATAATATTCTCTTCTTTTTTTTTATTTTTTATAATTAAGCATGTGTTTGAAACATGATTTTTTAATGTTTGATTGCTTGTAAAGCATCTATTGCATGCAGTACATTTAAATTTTGATAATGTTGTTTGATTTATAACTAAACAAGGCACTTTCTTATTATTGTGTCTTTTTAATCCACCATTGGTGGTAAATGATTTATTGCAAATAAGACAATTATAAGGCATAATTAAGATTTGCTTTACCTTTTTCTTCAAAAATTTAAGAATTGTTTTACTTATTTAATTAATTATTATTTGTATATAGTATTATATTTCTAATACAACTAAATATTATAAATATTATAAGAAAAAGGTAAAAAATAAAAAAAGAAAAAAGTAAACGGTGTTAAAAAATATTGAATCTGAAAATTTCTAAAAAAATATTTTAAAAAAAAATTTGAGATAAAAAATTATATAGAATCTAAGATTTACCCAAAAAAATATTGAAAAAAAATAATTGTAAAATTAGTGTTTTAATTTTATTTGTTTTTATTAATTTTAATTGATTGCTTTTTACTTTTAGTAATAATTCTTTATTTTTTTTTATATGTGGTTGTAGTTCTTTATCAATATTGGAGAATGTTAGGCTAGAAATTACATCATTGATATTATTTTTATCTACACCGTAATAATCTACAAACTGTTTATCATATGGACCATATTCCGCCTTAGAATAATCTAATTCTAATAATTTTGCAATTTTTTTGATGGCAGCTTCATTCTTACACTCTAATTCTACATAAGTTGGAATTCCCGGAATTGTATCAATTGCAATTTCTAAACATTCACCCAATGACCATTTTTCGCGTAGAGTTTCTTGGTATGCTTTTATCTTAAAACCTTGTGCTAATAAAAACTTTTTAGTATCTTCAAATGATGAATTTACTTCAATCTCATCCTCTGTTGCAAATTTAGAATTTTCTGGATACTTTTTTATTGTTATAGTCACTTTATTATATTCTTGCCGTGTTCTTATATACCCTTTTTCCTCTTTTGATAATAAATGGAATACATATCTCTCACTCCGTAGAGGTTGGTTAGGGACTGTGTACACAGTCCCATTTGCGACGCCTATGCAATGGCATACATCACCATCTTATGAACTCTTTTGGCTTTATTAGCTTTCAATAATTTTCTTAATTTATTTATATTAACATCTAAAAATTTTGCTTCAATTTCTAATGACATTTTTTAAAATACTTATATTTAATAAAATTTTTTATGTTTTAATGCTAATTTAATACTATGTAATTTTTTTATATTTGATTATTATACTGATGATAAGCAATTTAAAATGAGTGGCCAATTATTGATTAAATTTACGTCTAAATTTCATTCAATTTTGCCATATATTATTGAGCATCTTGATCTTTGTAACATTTTCAAAGTTTGTTACTTTTTGTGCAAAGACAAAGCCCAAGATTTTGAGCAATATGTACATGGCATTTATTATCCATTATATTATCATTTTGGGATGAAATTTCACCCCATGAAAGAAATCATTGAGGATTTTGCCAAAGATTTAGTTTCATTTACCGTAGAGGCAATTAAAACCAATAGTAAACAATTTAGCATTGAGCGTGACATTTACACTGAGTGTGAAATTTATACCGAGAGCGGTAAATGTCGCCCTCAATATATAGAATTTAGCCCTATGGTAAAAAAAATTAGATATGAATTGTGCAAATTTATTCCATTGATGCCAAGTAAAAAAGAATACTATTTATATTATGATAGAGACGGTAATCCCACTACTAGCACGACTAACGCCACAGAAGTAATATTTAAATATCCTTATCATAGCCCTCAAAACATTGATACTCTTCTTAATATTAAATTAGAATTTGATGAAAATTTAGAAATTATTTCAATTTTAAACCCATTACATTATGCATTATTAAATTTAGATCCTAGTTTGGCAAATAGACTATTATCAGATAATATTGCCCTTCATAAAGATGAACAACCAATAGCGGTTTGTTGCTTTGGTATTTGTAATATCAATATGTATGATATTCAATATGGCATATATGATTTTATTGAAGAATTATTTTGCCTCAATGAAATAAATTCATATTCAGATTCTGAATTTGATTGTATTTTTGATCAATTAATGAAAAAAACTATACCATTAGAATTTATATGGGAAGAATTTACACAACAAAGACAAATTGCCAAAAAAATATCACATTGGTATTAAGTATAAATATTATTTTTTTATAATATATATATATAAAATGATTGGTTATGTGTGTATTATTACATTCATACTATTAATATTAGTTTCAATATTAATATGTTTGCTGGCTATTAATAAAAAATGTTATTTAGGCGGTGGTCAATTAGCAACATTAAATGGGCAAGATTTAATAAATCCAATGTCAGAAGTAAATCCAATGTCAGAAGTAAATTCAATGCAAAAAACTAGCGCAATGACAGAAATACAAGTAATTCCAAAAACTGACATACAAGTAAGTCCAAAAACTGAACCAATCATAGTGACACAAAATCCCCCAACAGATGAAGAATTAGATCGTATGTTTTTGATGGATGAAAGAAGTAGGCCATATACATATGATGAGCTACGTGAAATTTATTATAAATTACGAGAGCCATTTAAAAATCTTACCTCTAAACAATTATGGTCAGAATATATCAAGTATTTAACACAAAAAACCGGTGGTGAAAATTGTTCAATGGTGATTTCTACTCAAGTAAATGAGTTAATAAGAACGCATGGAATGTTTTCAGAAGATATATTAACTAATAATAAAATAAAATTATTAAGATTATTTCCACCATTTGATGAAAAAAAAGATACTCGTGAGATGTATGGAATTAGCGCAAGTCCCAGTGGTGTTCCTTGGCAAAAATTAACTCAATTATCAACATATAAAAACATATATGGGATGAAAGGTATAAACTCTGAACTTTCTGATAAATGTGACAAAATGATTAGATTTCTTAGATTTCTATATGATACTAAAAAAATTAAACATATAGTATTTTTGGAAAATAATTCTACAATTATTTCAAATGTTGATCAAATTTTATCTGAAAAATTTTTATTTGCCCATGATATTTTACGTATGAATTACCATAAAATACTTATTGAAGATTATACCCCATATTCATTTTCACAAGCAATGGATATACTTGCATTAGTTGACTATATAGGAGAAGAATCTGTTGTATTTAATTGCTCGGCTGGTTGGGGTAGAACTGGATCTGCTTTGTATTTAGTTATTAAATATAAAAAATGCATAGAAGACCCAAATATATTATTGCAAGAATTGCCAAAAGAGGAAGAGTTAGATACTGGATTTTTGGCTACACAATTTTTAACTACAGAATATACAAGAAATGCATCTAGAGAATTTTTTAGTTTACATGGTAGTAAGAGTTGGATAAGATCAAAACGATTAAATGTTGCAAATGAAGCAATTGCGCATAGATTAGCTCTAATAAATAGATCCACTGAACCTATTCGATATAAACAATATAATAATATTGATGATTTAAGAGATCAGATTGAAAAAGAAACTGATCCAATTGGTATAGATGAATATACTGTCACCACCAATTATGAAATAGAAAAAATTCAGTTAAATATAATAGATCCAACATTAAATTATATAGATAATAATAGCATATTAGTAATATTACCATCAAATCGAATAAAATTTCAAGATATTGAAGACGAAGAAGATGGCATACTCCATAAGGTTTATGAAAATGAAGTTAAATATGATAGTGGCTCCCTTCAGGGTGAAAGATATATAATTAACAATTTTGAAGATCCTAAATATTCTGAACTTGAAATACCTCTTAGTATATCCAAAGATAAGTATAAAGAATTTTCTATATTTATTATTGATATGGAAAATGTATCACCAGAATTATTATCAGAGGTTGCACCAGATTTGCCACCAGAGCCTTTAATGCCTACAAGGATACAATTATCATCAGACGTAGTATCAAATTTATCACCATTGGAGCTATCATCACATTTTTTACAAGAGTTTATAGAAATAATATTATGTAAATTATATGCTAGTATTCAAAATGGAGAAATTAAAAAAAATATTAAAACATATACTCCTTCTAGAATGGATAATCCAAGTTTAATATATGTAGATAGTAGCCATGCATTATTCATATCTACAGTAGATCGGGCTAAAATTATTAAAGATGTTGTCGGAAAATATGTAGAGAATAATACACTAGAAAAAAGGGTAGTTAAATATAAAAAGGGTCTTCATAAGGGTGAGCCGTATATTATTGAATATACCAATAGTGAATTAGGCAATATTAGTATACCAGTTAATCGTATAAGTGGTACATCTGACTACGTTATAGATGAAATTTCAGATTTAGAAGAATTTATGTCAAAATTAGTACAATTTGTAATAACTAAATTACGCATTAGTATTGCTAATGAAGAAATTGCATAAATAAATTATTTTTTATACCCTTACAATGTTTTTGCGATGTTTATAATTCTTTGAATTTTTTCCAATGAATTAGGGGACATAGTTGTTGATTTTTCATGTAAAAGACCAATTGCCTCATGTAGTTTTAAAGTTAAATTAATTTGCTCAATACTTGTAATATCTTCATTTGCAACTTCATTTGCAACTTCATTTGCAACTTCATTTGCAACTTCATTTGCAACTTCATTTGCAACTTCTTTTGCATCTTCTTTTGCATCTTCATTTGCATCTTCTTTTGCAACTTCTTTGGCATCTTCATTTGTTCGCATATTTTTAATATATTGCCGAAATTTATCTCTTTTATTTTGCATTTCAATAATTATTGCATCTTTCTTTGCACCATTTGCAACTTTTAGTTCGCCTTCTTTTGCATCTTCTTTTGCAATTTTTTGTACCTGTTCTTTATAGCTTTTATGTAATTTTGACATATATGCACTACTGACCTCAATTAATTTCAAGCCTATGGCTTTTTCACATAATTTTTTATTAAGTTCTGTGGAGGTATCACAACTAATATCACTTCTACTTTCTTTAATTGTCTCTTTGATTGCATTAATATAATTATTATCGCTTTCTAAAGTAATATCTTTATTGAATGTAATCCCTAATTTTTTTCCGATTTTTTTAGATTGAAATTTTACACAATGGATAGTGTAATTATTTGATCCATTATTGGTTGTAATTAATGCTTTGTTTGCATATTTTCGATTATCTTTATAAATTTGAACAATATCTTTTGTTAAATTTGCATCTTTGTCAGAATTGTCCGAATATTGCGTAAGCGTTGATATGATTTCAATACGATCTTCTAAAACATAACCATTATCTTCTTTATCTTTAAAAAATTTATTTATATCTTTAATACTGCTTGGTATTTTTTTCCATTTATTATCAAATTTTGATAATGTATCTATTTTTTCATTTTTCTTCAAACAATATATTTCTTCAATGAATTCATCTTTACAGTAACAATATATGGTCTTGTATATATTAAATGGCTCACATTTAGCATCAGTGAAAAAGTCATGTTCTGGGGCAATAGTTATATCATCCACTACAATACAAATTCCATTTATAATATATTGAGAATATACTGCTTTAATACCTTTTATAATTTTGTCTGTAATATCTTTATGTGTAGATTTATTATAAATAGATGATTTAATATTTGTTAATGATATGGTAGAGCCATATTCATATTGATGTTCCCTAATATATTCCTCTTTTGATATAATATAAATATATGGATTATACGAATCAATCACTTCTTTTTCATTTGACATCCGAATAAAATCCGCCTCGACTTTATAATAAACTTCATCAACTTTTGTATATACGGTTAATTTATTTGCGGTTGAGATCGCCGCAGCCTTCATCCCAATTCCAAACTCTGAGGTCTCACCGTCGTAATCATGGCTCACATTAATATGACCCATATTAAACGGATTATTCTCACCTTCTAATAATAAATTATCAAATCCATTAGAATAATGATCTTTAATATCAATTTTTAATAAATTACCCTCTTCATCAACGACCGTATTAATAATAATGATATCAGTTTTTTTAATCACATTATCAATAAACTCATTAATGCTTTTTTCTAATGTGTAATTTGAATGCGAACAATTCTTTCGCAATGATTTGAAATGTGGGGGGCCCGATTTAATCTCCATTTGTTATATATACCTTTTTAATATATTTTTGACTCCTTTTTTTACAAAGAGTTATATTCAAATTTGATACTTTTTTATTAAAAAAAAATATGAACCTTAATAAAAAGGTATTTTTATCCAATCAAAGTCATATTAGATAATTTTTCTAAATATCTTTTTGAGCATGATTCTACTAATAATCCATTTGCATAAATGCCATAATTCATATAATAATCACTATTATCTAATGCTAAGTGATAAATAGTATAGGTTCCAGGCGTTTCATATACAGATGCATTATTATCAACACATGTGGGAAGTCGATATTTATTGTCCGTTACATATATTTTTCCATTTATCTCTATAACTTTTTCTTTTTGCCCTTCACTTATAAAATCATCTACTAGAATAGAATGACAACCAGTCATAATAAGATCTTCAAATACTGTTGGGTATTCATTTGGGGAACATTTATATAATTGATTTTTTAGCCTCTCGCTTGATGCTGGGTGGTATATGTCTCTTTTTCCAATCATATTTACTGATACATACCCACATTTTAATGTTTTAACTAAATCACCCTTTCTAATATCTTCAATTTTTACATATTGTTCCATATTTTCCTTAAAGCATAAAATTTTAGAATCATTTTTGAAACATGCCACTGAAGAGGGTGTAGATCCACTATTTACAATATACGCTGTAAGCATACTACTATGAAATATTGGAGGTGGATCACCAGAACCCGGTAAGTTGTTAGGATCTGGGGGGGGATTAGGTTCTGGGTCTTCCATGGCAACCATAAGCATACTATTCCCATACGCGCATATTGCTGGAAATGATAATGAGCTTGCATCAGTTAATACATTAGTTGTAATTTGAGTTGTAGTATTAAATATAGATATATTACACGCAACCCTAGTCACAGTATAACCACCACTATCACCACTACCAGGAACGGTAGTCATAGAGCCATGGAGTATATTTATAGTATCTCCAGTTGAATTCACTGATAATGATGAAAAAGGTAAAAGTGTGGAGGGTGTATTGAGTATTGTATACGATAAATCAGAAGTAATTCGTACCACATTACCACTAGTTTTAGTTAATGCCATATAATATGTACTAACACCAGATGGTGTAGTATGAATTGCAACGCTACCACCATATTCAGATAATATATAATTAACACTATTATAATCAGGATCGGTAAATATTATTGACCAAGTAATACCCCCATCATTGGAGCCATATGCATAAATTGAATGTGATGTTACCATAATTAAATTTAGCCCAGTGGAATCGCATTTAATGTCATATACACTACTAAAATCAGCACCGGCATTAGATTCTAGATTTACACCTTCTTTCAATGGCAATGGATCACCCGCACCTAATATTTTACTAAATGTGCCATTATTAATGGTATAAAGACCATCGTCTACCAATACCACATAACAAATATTACCATCAGAAGAGCATGTTATAGAGCTATAATTTTTACTAAAATTTACTCCATATGTTGACCATTCACTACTAGAATTTCTTTTTAAAATCTTTGAAGGCAACCCTTCTCTAATATCTCCACGAATAGTTATATATATAGAACTTTCATCTCCACTTAAGGCAAGTCCAGATATATAGGTATAACTACCATTATCATTACTAAATAATATATTTGAATCTAATGTAAGTGTTGCCATTTTTAATTTATATTTTAATTTATATTTTAATTTATTTAAAAAAAAATTATATTTTTGTCTCCTTTTTCTAAAAAAGAGTTGTTTAAATTGGATAAATAACTTGATTAAATGCAACATTGCCCTCTAAATCAAATGCAATCATAAAATAACGACAATCTAAATTGTCATCAATATGATTTAATACTTTTTTTGGCAATCCTTTTAATTTATCAATTTGCTCTTCTTGTATCATTGTAGTCTCCTCATCATACGGATACTCCGTTATAAAACATTTATTAACTTGCTTAAATACTTTTTGATAAAATGGATATCGATCTTTGCTTTTTTTTGTGGTTTTATAAATTATATTACCATAATAACAACAATCGTCATCGCAACCATCACAACCGTCATAAAATTTAAATGTATCAACATATGGATCGCATTCATCATGCAATTCACATAAATAAATGTTATTGGGCTTAATATCTTCAAATACCATTTTAAATGCATCTATAGTTGCACTATTAGAGCACTCGCTTTCGCCATCGCTTTTATCTAAAGCATCGTTTTCGCCATCGCTTTTATCATCGCTTTTATCTTTATATGGTTTTGAATATACCAATATTCGTCCAGTCTCATAATAGCTAGAAAAATATTCAAAATAATATGTTTTATTTAATACAGCCGGATCCATAATTAGTTTTACAATTTACAATTTACAATTTCAAATATACTTTATATACTTGAATAATGCCAAATGATAGCACCAGCAATAATAGCACAAATATAACACCATATTTTTATATTTTTTTGTGAGCATATTTGAATATTATTATCAATATTATCAATATTATTTAATAAATTTTCTTCTAACATTTGTTTTCTTATATTAATATACTAGTGTATAGTAATATACTAAAGTATGACCGCTACATTAATTCATCTATGTAATGAACTAAGTAGAATTGATAATATTCCAAAAGATAAAAAATATGAAAATATAAAAGCATATAGTAAACATATAATTGATAGTATAATTCAAATATTAAATATTTTATACCCAAAGTTACTGGTAAAGGCATTTATGAAAGAATTTTTAATTTCATCTAATACAAAGTATACTAATACAAAACAAAAATTAAATATTAACGAGTTTTTACATTATTTATATAAATATAATTATATTGAGTCGGGATCAAGTATATCTCCAAGTATAACAACTGATCCAGATTTGACCACACATTTCAATTATTATTATATATTGGAACATTATTTATGTATTAGTATGGAGTTAGAAGATACCTCTACTAAAATTGAAGGTAATTTTATTATGAATGAATATGAAGGTAATTTTATTATGAATGAGTATGAAGGTAATTTTATTATGAATGAGTATGAATATATATTCATGCTTAATACTAAAATTCGATTTATTATTTTACTATTTTTGCATTTTAAACTTATCAAAAGCACTGAAAAAAATTATATTCCAGATCTTAATATCGTAACTACCCAATTATTGATAGATATGATGTAATTCTGATGTAATTCTGATGTAATTCTCATGCAATTCTGATGTAATTCTGATGTAATTCTGATATAATTCTGATGTAATTCTGATGTAATTATTTTTTTTGATTATAAATATTTGAATCATTATAAATAAATATATTAAATAGTATAGTATCAAGTATAAAAGCCCCAAATGCCATAAATACCATACACAAATATCATAAATGGCATTAATTCGTGTGAATACTGGATTGTCAACGGTTAGAGATTTAAATGCATTTGAGCAAATATTTCATAAATTATTTAGAGATAGTGTTTTGATTGTAAATGAAGAGTATATGAAGTATATAAAAATAGTATACTCTATTGAAAGCGATGGATTTGACATATCACTTAAAAAAATATTGAATGCATCATTTAATGTATTTTCAGAATTGCTTAATGCAACCCCAATTACAACCACATTATTTGGCCTAACATATTCAATTTCAACCAAATTTCACACTCTTAAAATTTTGGATACAGTGTTGCTATTTAAATTTGAGCAATTTAAATTATTTTTGGATCATGGTGGTATGTTTGTATACGACAGCAATTTTGCAAACGCATTAGATTTTCTTGCAATTAAAATTCATAACATTATTAAATCTGAAAATTTACACATGCCAATATTAACATTGCCAGAGGATGAAAATATTTCATCCTATATATTAAACAATTTTAGCAAACTATTAGATTGTACAGTTACTTATTTAGTAAATATTAAAAGATATACTCTTTATGATGTTTTACATCATGTTCATATTTATTCAAGATTGGTATTTTATAATATAGCAATTATATTAGATAAATTCATAAAATTGGCAAAAATAAATGGGGAATTAAATAAAATTCTTGAACTTATCATTGATGATTATTCTCAACAAATTGGCGACTATTTATCAAAAAATATAAAAATAGATGAGTTAATAAATTTTACAAGATTTTTGATCCCATATTTATTTTTCAATATAAAGTCTATACATTTAATATTTTCCTATATTAAAAAACAAGAAAATCGAATATTGTTATATAAAATCCCACTAACATTAAAGTTGTTTTTTCAATGTATTCAAGATGGAATATTAAAGAATTTATTAACTGAGGATGAGTATATCAAAGATATACAATTATTTGCCCAATTAGGTATAGATGACGATAATCATTTTTTGCGCAAAGTTATTTTATGTCACATTCGCACTCCAGAATTAAAAATGATTGTGATGGATACATTAAATGCAATTACATTTCCCGAAAAACAATTTAAATCTACAAATTTGCTACCAATTATTATTGAATCTGTAAAAAGTATTGAAAATATGCATATCTTAGAGTATGTATTAAAAAGATTTGAAAGTTCAAAAGAATTTCTTTTTCAAATTATTTTGGAAAATATGGCAAAGATTATGTTTGATCATTTAAACAATACCGAATTTTTCATTAAAATAATATCAATCTTTATTGATTATGGATTTGAATTAAGTATATTTCCATATTTCTTAGATCAATGCTTTGAGCAATCCGCAACAATAAATACTTTTTATAAAATTATGAATAATAATACTATAATAAATAGTATAAAATATATACATTTTGACACTTTTAAATACTGCCATAAAAATATTTATTCTAAAATTGCAAAAAAATGGAATATCTCGAATAAAATTATGATAAATGGGGTAAGCGCATTGCTAAAAAATATATTCAATAAAATTATAGAAATTCATAATATATCAATGAATTTGCCAATTCTAGAAGAAAAACCACTTTACACCGAAGATGAAATTATATCAATATTTGAAACCTCTAGTACAACTAGTACAAATGCAACCAGTAAAAATGCAAAGAAAAAGAAAAAGAAGCAAAATGCCAAAAATACAGAAATTTCCGAAATTGAAATCCCCAAAATTGAAATCCCCAAAATTGAAATCCCCGAAATTGAAATCCCCAAAATTGATAAAAATACAGAAACAATAAAATCAGTTGATATTGAAAACTTCACAGAGATAATTTATTCACAAATGTGCAATGAGATATGTGACGAAGTATGTGGCGAAGTGTTTGGCACCATCGATACTACTGTAGATACTACTGTAGATAAGCCTAAAAAATACTCTGAGAACAAATTGATTGCGCTACAAGCAAAGAAAATCTCAAAGGCATTAAGTAAATTAACGGATGCAATTAGCATTAAAGCTCAACTCAATAAACTTGTTATATCATCTCTTTTTGACATTAATAAAAAAGATACCAAATTTATTATTTATACTGGGGGATCAGTTGGACTTGGAACTAATATATCATCCAATGGCGCTAATATATCATCCGATTTGGATCTGTGTCTTATTCTTAATTATATTGAAGACAATTTAAATGCATTTTTGAATGTATTATTATCTAAATTGAAGCCATTTTTTCAGAAGGGATATAAGCTTATACCATCTGGGAAAAAATCGCCAACGATGATAACGATGGTGACAAAAAATAGCCAAGCAATCCCAATTGATTTATCGATATGTGTGTGCAATCGTGAGACCCCATTTGATTTTACAGATGAACACTCCATGATATATTCTATATACCAAGCATATACAACATGTAGCTCCCCCGAATATAGATTTCTATTTTATGATACAAATGCCACTTCATTAAGTTCATTGCATGCATCATATGCATTAATATTTAATTGTACCATTCAGAGTAAAATCTCAAAAGATGATATTTCATTATTTCAGGGGATTGTAATTGGAATAAAAATGATACTAATTCAAAATGGCGCATATGGGTCTACAATTGGATATTTAGGAGGATCTGCTATTGCGGTTATGGCCATGATCATTATTTTACGATATAATATACTTATTCATTCCATAGATGCAAGTATTAGGCTACAATTTGGGATTAAAAAATTCACAGAATTTTACTCAAACGAAAAGTTTTGGAAAACATTTGGATTGTCTATTATTGGTGGAATTATTGATAAGCCAGAAAATCAACAGAATGTTGTAATGTATATTGATGCATATGGATCTTGTCTTTCATATAATGTATGGGAGTATACGATGGATAGGACAATATCTATCTTTAAACATATTAGCATGACAACTTGTAACACAAATATTGCCATAAATGGATATTATTATACATTTATCGGAACTTTTTGTTCTAAAAATTTATCAAATACATTAAAAGAAATTATTATTACTCTACAATGCACAAATAAATGCAATATCATACCAATGTCACACCCTAATGGTTTTGTATTAGTAATAGAACACGATTTAAACATAGACTATGTAAAAGCGGTTGTCCGAGGGTGTAACCTAAATTTTAAAACCGCAACCAAACACCTTTTACCGATTGCCGTTAAGTAAAAAAAATTATACTTATTTTTTTAATTAAACACTATACTTATTTTTTTAATTAAATACTATTATTAATACAATAATAAATATAATTATAAAGTACAAATTAGCCTCATCCTCTATGGTATAATACATCCCATTGATGGGATATATTTGTAGATAGAATAGCAAATCCTCAAAGTTTTCACAATTCATTCATATATGCCCATATACTTGGCAATATTCAATTATATCACGGACAAATTCAATAAATTGGCACGGACAAATTGAATTTTCCACACTGGCCAAAAATAGACTATGATATTTGATTCTAAAAAATACCTAAGGCAAAACTGAAGAAATGCCATCGCCAGCAGTATCGACATTTTTGAACCAAAATGGTCTTAAACTTAAGGATTGCCGTGTAACCAATAAATACGGAGTTACGCACAAATTTACACCAGAGCCAAAGAAGGCTACCCCAAAGCCAAGGCCTCCACCAGAGCCAAGGCATATGCCAACAATAAATACTAAGTCAACACCAATACCAACAAAGAATTATTCAATTTCAATCAACGATAATAATTTAATTATATTAAAGCCGTCCACTGGCTATAACTTCCTTATCGGTACGCCTATTGATTCAAACAATGTAGAGGCCTCTTTGGCTAAAGGCTTTCTTAATAAGGGTATTATAACAATAAGTCTTAACAAAAACCAGCAAGTCACCATTGACCCCTATTCAAAATACCCAGATATTATCAAAAATGAATAATCATTATTTGTCCACCTTCTTTGCGGTCTTCTTTGTAGTATTCTTGGAAATATTCAATTATGTCACAAAAACCAGCCAAAAAATAGTATATGATATTTAATCCTAAAAAATACCTAAGACAAAACTGAAATCATGCCCTCATCAGCAGTATCAACATTTTTAGTAGCAAATGACATTACCATTAGCGATTGTCACATAACTAAGGATGGACTTACACACAAGCCTACACCTCCGCCAAAGCCTATACCCCTGCCAAAGTCTACACCTAAGCCAAAGTCTACATCTAAGCCAAAGTCTACACGTAAGCATATACCCCAGCCCACATCTAACGATTTTACATCTTATCAACTTGGCCATGAAAAGATTATTAATGCTAATCCCAAATATGCCTTTATAAACATTAGTGGGAATTCAAATCCCGCTAATCAAAAATTTAAGCTTATCTATATCACGGATCAAAAAAAATCACGTTGTCAAATAATCATTGGTAAAGGTGAGCAAGCCACCATTTACGCTGGGGCATGTAATATTTTACAAATAATTACGAACCCATAATCGTTATTTGTCCACCTTCTTTGCAGTCTTCTTTGTAGTATTAGTATTCTTCTTTGTAGTCGTCTTCTTTGTAGTTGTAGTATTCCCATCTTCCCTTTCTGTATATAATTTTTCCAATTCTTGGGAGAGTTCTTCTAATTCTCTCAACCACATATTTTGAATTGTACAAGTTTTGATTTCTTGTAATTCAATTTTTTTTGATTCATATTTATTTTCTAAATCTATAATCTTTTCTTCCGTGACTGAATCCATAGGGAGTTTAATAAGATAATTATACTCTCCATCAATAAGAATATATTCTTTATCGGATAGTAATTTATATACTGTATCTTTTTTCATGCGTCGGATATCAATTGTTCCGGCTAATACTTCGCGTATATATTTTACTTTATTTTCAATAATGATAAGCTCATTGGTTAATTTATCGATTAGGTAATCTTTTCTAACTTGATATAAATCCAATCGAGTAATAAAGTATTCATCAATGATTTCGACAATATTATTGTATTTTTTTAATACACCTTTGGCATCAAATAAATGAATATTACTTGTCGATATTGTTGTGGCTAAATGAAATGTTTTATATATTAAATTTACCCCTTTGATCTTGTCCATTTTAGATTCTAAATCTTCTAATATCCCATCACATAAAGTAATTGTAAAATCAATATTTTTATCATCGGAATGATCATCATAATCTTTCACAATAATATCTTTATCTTTTGTCTTTGCAACAGAAGTCTTTGCAATGGTTGCTTTTGCAACGGCTGGCTTTTCGACCCCTTCGCCCATAAGAGTATCCAATATTTTTCTAAAGTCTTCAGTCCATAATCCAATGGGTAATTCCGTAACATGAATTTTATTTTTATCAATTTTAGTATAATTGCCCATAACTAGAAATTTATTGCTATCAATTGGGATAATTTGACCCTTAAAATTATTATAATAGGGTAATAATAATTTGTCAATACCTGAATACTTTGCAATTTTACTCTTTTTAACTTTAGATCCAACATGGCTTTCTTCTTTTGCTAAAGGTGAAGGAGTCGCCAATTTAAATTGTAAATACTTGATAATTTCTTGGGCGTTATAGCAAAGAATTTCTGTACTAAATCCAGTCCCAATTCCGGATACGCCATTAATGAGAACCATGGGTATGATAGGGGCGTAATACATCGGTTCGACTGGGGTTCCATCATCATCTAAATAGTTAAGAATATGATCATCATGGGCGATAAATATTTTTCTGGTAATTGGGCTCATATTTGAGAATATATATCTTTCGGATGCGTGATCTTTCCCACCTTGACGCCGTGTCCCAAACTGGCCATTTGGCTCTAATAAGTTTATATTGTTAGCCCCAACATAATTTTGTGCCATACCAATGACCGCGCCAATCAAACTGATTTCCCCATGATGGTAAGATGATACTTGTGCAATGAGTGCGCCTAATTGTGCAACTTTCATTTCTGAAGTGATATTTTTTTTTAGTATGACATATAATATTTTTCGATTACTAATTTTAAAACCATCCATGATATTTGGGATGCTTCTTTCACAATCATACTTGGAGAATACAACAAGTTCTTTATTAATAAATTCTTCATAGGAGATATTTCTTAATGATGTATCTATAATATTTGCTGGATCATTTATGCCGGTATAATTTAATAAAAATTGCTTCCTATCATCAGGGCGTTTTTTATTGAACATCATATCAATAAAGTCATTGCTTTGTTCCGTATGGGAAAAATACACAACTTTATCATTTTCAAAATATTCACGAAATTCTTTGCCGGTACTTGTCCCCAATCCTTTATAGTATTTAATCGTCCATGTTTTATATTCATGCTCGGATATTGATTCCTTCCAATTTTTATACTCGCCTTCATTATAAAATAATACTTCCCGTGTGGCCTTTCTTGCCTTTAAGATTGGGGTATTCATATAACCAATAAATTCGCCAAGTTGCAATAATGATGGCCATAATACATCAAACATATTAATGCATAATCCTTTAATATGACTACCATCAACATCGGCATCGGTAAGAATTAATACTTTTCCATATCGTAATTTACGTAAATCTGATATGGTATATTCTGTATTTGTCGACAATCCTATAATTTTCTTTACCTCATTTATTTCTTTATTGTCTAAAATCTTTGAGAGGGTTTCTCCTCTAACATTTAAAAGTTTTCCTTTTAATGGATAAATTCCAATATAATTTCGCATCTCTGAAGTAAGCCCAGAGATAACACCGGCTTTGGCTGAATCTCCCTCACATAAAATTAATGTACATAAATGTGATTTATCTGTCCCGGCAAAATTTGCATCAATTAATTTTGGGATCCCATAAATTTTATTGGTTTTTTTCCCATCGGTTTTTTTAGCCTCTTTAATTAATTTTACATTGTTTTTAATATCGGAAACGGCACATATTGTATCCATAATACCTAAACTTAATACACTCTTAATAAATGCCGGATCAACTATGCAAGTAGATCCAAAATTGGAGATATTTGTCGTTAAACAGTCTTTAATTTGGCTATCAAATGATGGATTTTCTATATCACATCTTAAAAATAAACATAATGCATCTTTTATTGTATTAGGTGAAATATCCCCAATGGTTTTTTTCTTGGCTTTAATTTCTGTAATGATACTCTTTACAATCTGATTGAAGATATAATCAACATGCTTCCCACCTTTTGACGTACAAATTCCATTTACATAGGAAACATGCCCTCGCATTGATTCATCAGACAGGCATACTGAATATTCCCATCGTTCGTTTTCATACCTATATATTTGTTTTGAATTGGTATAACATGAGACTAATTGCTTAAATGAATTAATTGTAATAAATTCATCATTAAAAAATACCTTTGCGCCTTTAACACATGATGCAATGTCATAGGTTCTCTTTTTAAATAAGGCAATCATATTTTTCCCAAAATCACCATTTAATTGATCCATCCCAAAACTGGCATAATCTGGAATAAAAGTAATTTTGGTAAATGGTTCTTTATGTTTTAAACCATATAATTTCTCACCTTTCTTCATTGGGGTTATAATTGGTGGGCATATCTCAGATAAATTATTTTTATATTCTTGAGTGTAATATAAATCTCTATTTGCGTCATAGGTCTCAATCTTTACATAAGTCGACCAAATAGCAATTAATTTTGAACCAAATCCATTTTTACCACCGACGATTTTCTTTTCATTTTTATTATAATTTGTAGATGTCCTTAAATTCGCAAATATTAATTCTGGAATATAAATATTATATTCCGTATGCATTATAACATCTATACCATCACCGTTATTTAATATTGAAATCGATCCATCCTCCTCAGATATATTAACCGCAATTTTAGTCACGGGATAAATTTTTGAATCATTCTTTGCGCCATTCTTTGCGTCAGTCTTTGCGTCATTCTTTGCGTCACTCTTTAATTTAATCTTTTCAGCCATTCTCGTATAATGATCTTTTGAATTTGTAATTGCCTCATCAAATATTTTATAAAAACCTTGAATGCATTCAATTGCCTTTAATTCAATATTGTTATCTTCATCAATAATATAATACTCCCCAGAAGATATCTCAACCGATCCCATATAAGTATCCGGATTATCTCTAATGTGTTGAATATCAGATTTTCTTTGATATAATTTAGACACATCTTCTTCAATTGTATTTTCAATGTTATTTTCTTGTTTATATTTACCTTTACCTTCGGCTTTACCTTTAGTTTTGCATTCGGTTTTAATTTCAGCTTTATCTTTGGTTTTACCTTCAGTTTTAACTTCGGTTTTACCTTTGGTTTTACCTTCAGTTTTAACTTCGGTTTTACCTTCGGTGGTACTATCTGACATATTTTCCATTGCTATATATTGCCTATATCTGACTAGCTTTAATATATAATATATAATTAATATTATAATACATATTCAAATATTGTATAATATCTTGCAATATTTGATTTAAATATATCTTGCAATATTTGATTTAAATATATCTTGCAATATTTGATTTAAATATATCTTGCAATATTTGATTTAAATATATTGTATAGGAAAACTTTAAAGCATTATGAAATATACTCTGTTATCCCTCACTGGTATTGTAGTTGGTATAGCGGTCATTGCCTTGATATTATTATTTTTATTTCAGCAAATGTGTATATTCATATTATATGCACTCGAATTTATAGTCTTTAAACTATGGTATTGCATCGTTTTTACCATGCAATATTAACACAAAAAAAAATAAAAGAAATAGAGTGAGAGTTACACCCTTTCTTTTTTTAAAGAATATTTAATACGCTAGTGGCTTTTGGGTAAAGCCTTATTTAAAGGCTTGCTTACGCCCTTTTCTTTGCCTCCTTTCTTTTTTTAAAAGAAAGAGGCAGTGAGAGCGATGCCTACGCTAGTGGCGTTATAGATCATCTAATACACTATCCATCGTCTTAGTATTTTTTGCGATGTATTCACTATCGATTGCAACTTTATTATAAAAGGTTCCAATTTCTGGAGTTGCACCTAATAGCATTTTTCCCGAAATAGCATTTACGTTTGAAATGGTTTCATTAATGGCTGCGTCTTGAAATACTTGTATTGGGGAGCTAAATGATGCCTTTAATAATACATTTGTTGGCTCTCTTATACTTACACCGCTTTTTTCCAAGTTTGTATATTTTCCAGTTCTTGTTAATTCATCTGCATATATACTTATATGTCTTAAATTTGGCGCATCTTTTTGCATGAAGGAAATGGTTTCGGATATAATTTTTGACCGAGCAGAATCAATTCCAAATACTTCATTTGTGTTTCCAATGGATGAAGTAATTGAATTTAATGGATCAATCGCAGCATATAAAAACACCTCACTTAAATTAGTCCCAATTGTTTCAATTACAAATCTTTTTTCTTGTATTAATTTTCCATCTTTACATAATTTATGTTTTGTAATTTCTTTTGCGGTTGCTCTCATAATGCCTTTAACTCCACGAATTGGGCATTCAATTAAAAGGTTTAAAAAGTTAATCGCCTTTGCTTCATAGTCTAAAGATTTTCCTAATTGTTGACTTGTTACCCAAATGCGAATAACAATCTCTTCAACAGATTCAGATGTATGTAAAATATAAATGCCTTGTTGATATTTAATTTTTAATTGTCGGATAATTAATTCTAGACTAATTGCTTTTAATATTAATGTTGTTTTATTGATAACAATTCTATAACACCATTTTGTTAAATCATTTGGTTTTGATATTTTTAGGTGGTTTTCAATGCATTCATTCATCCAATCTATATCATTTTTATATGGTGGATATTTTAATTCCGTATCGGATTCTAATATAATATCATATCTTTTAATTAAATATTTAAAGCATACATATTCAATTACATTTCCAATTAATTGTGCCGATATAATATCTTTTGCATAATTTAATTTGATCAATAATTGCATGGTTGCAGATTGTTCTTTGGATACTCCTTTTGCACCATAAATTTCATTTACTCGGATCAATCCAGATTTATTAGTCCCACCACTTACACTTCTATGGTGGGAATCTAACATATATTGGGTCATAGGTTCGCTTACCGATTGCGCTGCCAATATTCCAACGGCAACACCATACCCAATTAATGATATACTATATTTATGCCTAATAAATGTGATAATATAAGTTATTTGCGCATCAGTTAATTTTGATAATACATTTGGATTTAATTCAGATCTAATAGAGATACACATAAGTTTGGCCGCGTATTTTTTATGCTTTGGAATATATCTTTTATTTACTTCCTGTATTTCATTTAAGAAAACATATGCTAAATTATTGCATAGATATACAATTTTTTTTATCTTGTCGCTCAATCCCACTAATGTAGATTCACCAAGCATATTTTTGATTTGCCTATTTACATTTATTGGTAGCAAGTAATTTGATGAAAATTTAGAATTAAATATTGTATTTTCATACTTAATTGCATTTTGTATAAGTTTAATCCTATCCCTTTGCATTTTGTCAATATAGTCAATAACTTCTTTATATAAAGGATCGCTTTTTGACAAATTATCTGGCATGGCCATTTTAAACAATTCATCGCTGTCCATTTCCATAGTAAAAAGCTTAACAATTTCCAATTCTCTACCATCTAATCCATCATCTCCATATACAAATTGTACAATTTTTGATCCTTTTACTACATGTAAATGATTATTTGTAATACTTGACATATTTGCTAATACCCCCTTTCTTGTCATATATCCAGTAGACGCCGTTGATAATGCTTTACTAATTAAATCAAATCGCCCAGTCATCGCACCAAATGTAAACTCCGCAACATTTAATCCTGAAATATAACTATTATTAATATATCCACTCGCTTCCATATCTAAAGAAAATCTCTTAAAATATGGAAGTGTTCTTCCATGTGAAAATCCTTCTTTAATCCTTTCACCGTTTAAAGTACTTTGCCCAATGGATGCCACAATATGAATTAAATTATTAATTTTTCCTCTTGACCCAACCGATATCATCTTATATAGCCCATTTGTATCGGTATTAATATTTTGCAATATAATCCTCAATACTTCACTATCATTAATTTTGAGGATTCCTAATTGCATTTCTTCATAAAATTCATTTATAGTAGAGTTAATTGGTGCAATAATATCACCCCTAATTAATTTATCCGAAATCAAATTGGATTCAATTTTTACTTCATCACATAATTTATGTATTTTATCCATGACTGATCGCCCTAAATATAAATCAGACAATGATATCGTAAAATTACTATTATACAAAAAGGTAAGTGATACTTGTTGAAAATAATATATCATATCTAATGCAACCTTTGCGCCATATTCTCTACCTATAATATGAAACAATCCACCATTTTTTTTCTCACCGATTGCGGTTTTATCCAATACTCCATTTATCATCTCACCATCTTTAATCACGGTATATTTTTCACTTTTATTAAATGGTATATATTTAATATAATTATCATCATATGTATTTGGAACCCCAGAATAATTAACTGTAATATTATTAATTTTTAATAACATTGTTACAATATCTAATCCAGTAAATGTATGATCTGAGGGATATATACTAAAATCTGGAGTGTTTAAACCCGCATTTGTAAATAATCGCATTGCATGAATTTTATCCATTTTAACAAAATGCCTAGTTAATTCATAACAGCCAACCATAGAATCTTGTACTTGGCCAGATACTGGACTTCCAGTTTGAATACTTATAAATGCATTAGAGACATGAGACATAATTTCTGCCTCTACAATAGTTGCTGGCTCATGTGGCACCCATAAATTCATTTGATCGCCATCAAAATCTGCATTGTACCAAGAACATGCAATTACATTCATTACAAATGTTTTTGCAAACATCATTACCCTTACAACATGCGCTAATATACTAGTATATCCCAATGATGGCTGTCGATTATATAATACAATATCGCCATTTATAATATTCCTAAATACATCATCGCCAATCTGTAAATAATAATCACCTTTTAATCCAGAAACATCATGCATTTCCCCAGTTGATTTTTTAATAATGTGTGAACATCCTGGATATTGAGTTTTTCCATTTAATAAAATGGTCATAAGGAATTCTCTATTGTATGACTGGACAGTCTCTTTTACATATAAAATTTTTGCATATTCTAATGGAATACCGACTTCATCTATTTTAAATTTACTATCACCACTAATAGTGCTTCTACTAATATTGATGACTCTCTTTCCCAATAAATTTGATCGTATCATACCTTCTTTGGATTTAAGCCCTCGCATAATACTATTTACTGGGCGCGATCCTATCATAAGACTTCTTTTGCCAGTGGTTGAATTTTGTGAGGTTGGAGATGACCCCAATACTAAATCATATATAAATTGTTGCGTGTTTTGCAATTTAATATCAACTTCGGGCAAGAGCGTTGCATTTGGGACATACTTAAATGCAGATTCTGGCAATTGTTTATTTATTTGCTCATTGTTTCGTTTAATAATGTGTTGATAAATAGTTGTGATGTCATGATAATTACTTGCGCCATTTATAAAGCTTTTAATGCTTGGTCGAATACAATTTGGGGCAATTTCCAACACATTAAAAATTAATTTCATTGGATCTGATAAATTTAATTTTTTAATAATGTCTGGTGAAATTTTACTAAATATATTTTGAATAACCCCAGCGTATAATTTTGTACCCATTTTTGGCGCATTTGATCCTTTTTTATTTGTTATTGTATCTGTAATGTTTTCTGCATATATTGTAAAATTATCATCGGGGGTTCTAACAATTTTTGGATGTATTTCTTTACATACTGTGCATGCCTTACCCTCAGTTACGGTATTTAATGCCATGGCAAATCTTTTATTTATAGGAACACTCATTAATTTATCCATATTCACCATAATATTTCCACAATTAAAACAAACGATTTTTAATATTTTTTTAATATGAAATATCGCTAATGGTTGCATAGCTGGATAATCTAAATCATATTTTCCTCTATGCCCAAGGCATTGTTTTTTGCCATTTAAACATATTGGACATATATTATTATGCTCAATAGAGCCCATTCTTGGATCGTGTAGTCCATTTTTAGATGGATTTCCATCTGGCTCAAATAATGAATGGTTTATAATCTTAACAATGCCATTTTTATTATTTTCCTCATTTCCATTAAATTTAAATTTTAAGGTCTCAATCTTAACTATGGGGATAATTGAATCTTCGTACATGGTGCTTATATTGACGATATATATGTATTGACAATATATATGTATTGACGCTATATACGTATTAACGCTATATACGTATTAACGCTATATACGTATTAACGCTATATACGTATTAACGCTATATACTTATTAACGCTTTATATTAACGTCTTATATATCTTTATATTAACGTCTTATATATATATTTATATATTTTTTATACATATTTCAAATATATTATTATTTTTTATGTAAAAAAAAATATAAATAGTACTCTTTAGATGATAAAATATATAGAATTTAGACAAACTTTATATTAATGTTTTATATATCTTTATAAACATAGTTGCGTGGCGGCATTGCATGGCTCTGGCTGTAAAAGCGAACTAAATTTATCTTTATTTTTAAAATTATTGGTTCTAGTATTACCACCATTTTGTGCCATGACCCCTTGGGGTTTATTTCTATACTTATATGCAAGTGCCGCGGCCACTGCTGGATTTTGAACAGATACATCTTGCCTAGTACATGATTGATTGTTGTTATTGTTATTATAATTATATACAACCATAATAATAAGTATAACTACAATAATTAATATAATAATTGAAATAATTAATGCTGGAATATTCATATTTCCACAACCACCAAGTGCCATTTTTTTAAATATAATAATGTAAAAGTATAAAAGTTATATATTTATATATTTAAATTTAAATTATATTTAAATTATATTTAAAATTAAATTATATTTAAAATTAATATAAATTATATTTAAAATTATATTTAAAATTGCAAAAATGCAAAGATGCAAAAATGCAAAGATGCAAAGATAAATTAGATGCAAAAATTTAATTTGGTTGATATAATAAATATTCTAATCGATCAGTTGGCCTATAGACTAATTCTGATATAGATTCACATATTTGTTCCCAATCTAGATCATCACATTCAACGGTATCTTTGCTTTGTATATATATGTAATATAATATTCTTCTATTTTCAAAGTCTTCTTTTGGGATGATGATATCAATAATTTTATAGATATAATATGGGTAATAATTTCTATTTGTCCTACCACTTCTTTTAATATTTTCACAGACGCTAATTACTTTACTAAAAATACGTTCTACTCTTATTTCTACCTCTTCTGATATAGAAGGTGGTCCAATTCCAGTCATTTTTTTTAATATTAATGGTATGTTTTTATTTAATTCAGTTTTTTTTAGTTCTCTTAGCATATTTCTTATATCGATTAGTGTAAGCATTCTTAACACTTTTTTATCTCTTTGAATAATATGTGCTAAATTATCAAATAAATTTTCATTTACGTCTTTCATAATTTCGCCCTCATCCTCTCTTGCTAAAATATGTGTCCACCAGAAATAAAAATGCCTATTTGGGTTAAACGTTCCAGATTTTTGATGTTTTGTGTCTTGCAAATAAAATTGAGTATTTTCATAAGAGGTTCCAATTAATGGCTTGATCATTGCACAGGTTGAACAAATTAATTCTGATTTAATTTGATTTATTTCCATAATATCTCCACATATATTACATATTCTATAATTAATAGTATTATAATTATCAAAATTATTTAAACATTCGTTATTTATAGGAAATAAATCAATTAGGTGTTGTATTTCAATATGTAAATCATGTAAACTTGTTTTTTTCTTTTTTTTTGTAACAATTGGTTGCTTAAACATATCATTTACTCGAATATTTATATTATTTTTATATAAAATATTGATACAGCTAGAGAATAAATTATTGATATCATATAAAATATTCTCATTTGTAATTTCTATATTTAATTCAGAGGTTATACTTGTTCGATTAATCTCATCTGATAACAATCTAAGTTGTAATGGGCTTGTAATTAGTGCAAATTTTATTTCTAGATCATTTAAATCTAATAATAATATATCTGAATTAGCCTTATCAATTGATTGAATTTTTATTAAGATTTGTTTAATTGTATTAAATTTTAATGAAAAGTGTTTTATGATACTTTCCATAGTATTTTTATAAAAATTTTTACTTGCAAAAATTTTTATAAAAATTTTTACTTGCAAAAAATTTTACTTGCAAAAAATTTTACTTGCAAAAACTTTAATTGCAAAAATTTTTAATTAAACATTATATATTTATTTTATATATATTATAAAATACACTTGTCTATATTATTATATAAAATTGAACAATATTATCATGGATTTTGATTCACTTGTAAAAGACATATTAAATGATCCCGAAATTATCCTTACCAAAAATTTTACCGAAGATGAATTATTGGAGATTCAAAAAAGAATTAATCCATATAAAAGCTTTGCTGTAAATGATCAAGCCAATTTAAGTGAAAATTATAAAAAAATATTGGTGTGCAGTTATACTAATTTAAGAGAAGAATATTTAAAAAAAATGTTAATGACATCATTAATTGGATTTATATTTCAAATTGGCAATGAATATGAAATAGATAATAGTATATTAAATATGAAGGATAAACTATCCCCCATCATTGATGATTTAAGAAGTGATTTATTAGATGAGAATAAATCACATGAAGAATTAAAAACCTCCCTCACTCAAAAATTAGATAAATTATCAGAAAATGATTTTAAATTCCCAGAAAAACAAGCAAGATCAATCATTCGATCTTTTTTACTTGATTTATTTCAATTTGACCCAAATAAGCACGTGAGAAAGGCAAATATTGATTTAGATGCAATTCAAGAAGAATTAAAAACCATCGGAATAAATCAAGTTTACCACGACCCAAAAGATCCAATTCGACCAACTTTAAGATCAGTGTTATCATCCAACATCACAATTCAAGAAGAGCATAAAGAATCTTATCGTATTATTACAAATAATCAAGAAACTTATAATGCAGTTAGTCGAATTTTATCTGATACATCTCTTTTAAATGCAACTCGAATGGCGATTGATAATCAAGAAATATATACATCCTATTTAATGCCTTTACTACCAAATAGTAAAGTAACTCCAGCAACGGAAGTTATCCCACCCACTGATGTTTTTTATAGATGGTCTTATTATAATGAAGTAAATCTTGAAGAAATTATAAAAGTTACACAGGCATTATATTTGGAAAAACCCGATCTAGATTTATTATTTGGAGCATGGACAACAATAGAAGGCACTCGTGAAAAAGTAGATGAAGAATATCAACAATATTGCAAAATTTATCAATCCGAATTTGTCGCCGAAATTAAAGCCATTGAATTTGGAAGCTGGACATTTATTGCAGACGTAAAGAAAAATAGAGAAAAGATAGAATTTTATAATAAAAACACAGAAGTATTAAAGAGAATATTAGATCGATATGAAGAAGATAAAAAATTAGGTAGTGAATTAATGAAAAATAGAATTAAGCAAAAAAAGGCAAAAAATATTGCAGAAGATGGCCCCGATGATGAGGGAATAGTGGGGTATTCAGAATTTATGTCTAAAAATACTAGTGGAATGGAAAAGGGGATATCTAGAGAAGATATGTTAAGATTAGAACGAGCAAAGGGTAGCATCAAAGCAGCAAAAGAATTAGAATATTTAGATGAATTAGAAAATAATCTAAAAAAAATTGAAGATATAAATAGTGTTGAATATAAAGAATTAAAGGAAAAAATTAATGAGACCAGAATGATGATAAATATCCCAGATGATAGTGTTCAAGTCGATGTTTTTGTAAATGAAACATCTGATGACAATGATGGAGAAACCTTTAAAAAAAGCACTTTTTACACAAAATCAGAAGAATTAGATGTCTCACATGCTAATTTAGGATAGTCTCAATATTAACAATTAAGTCTCAATTTTAACAATACTGTCTAATATAGAATTTACATCATTGGGGATAAGTATAGTTTCAGGTATAGTTTCAGGTAAAGCTTCAGACACGGCAATATTATTAGTATCATTTGTATTAGTATTGCTATTGCTATTAGTATTGATATTAGTATTGTCATTAGTATTGTCATTAGTATTGCTATTAGTATTGTTATTAGTATTATTATTAGTATCATTATTAGTATTGCTATTAGTATCATTGTCATTTATATCATTGTCATTAGTATTATTAGCATTATCATCACTATAAATAATACTACCACCATTTTTTTTTTCTTTATATGTTTCATAATTTTCTTCATATAAATTTGGCTCAATTTGAATAATATCATGAGACATTTCTTTGCTCATATCAATTCCAGTAAATACTTCTTTTACCTCTGTTTTTATTTGAGTACTTTCCATTGTTCTTTTAAGAAACATATTGTTTAATAATAGTATAAGACTAAAAGCAATGAACATATAAAACCCACTTTTAAATATATTTGATGCTCCACCATAATTGGAATTTTTAAAAACCGCAACAATAATGATCATTGCTAATACGGTTAACATTAATGCAATAAAAAATGGATTATGCAATATTTTTTTACATATATTTTTTGTTTTTGGTGGCATGATGTAAAAAAAAATGATATAATATAATATATTATTTTAATTTACTAATTTAGTATTTTACTATTATTTTAATTTAACAGGTTAAAATATTTATCTGAATTATTGTCGAAATTAGTGTCAGAATTAGTGTCAGAATTATTTGTATCACTATTAACAATATTATCTAATATATTAACACTATGAATGGTATTCGTAGTGTGGCTTGTGTTTGTATGATGGTTTGTAGTAGCGTGTTGGGTTGTATTAGTATTTGATTTCATTGGTGGTGGAATTGAAAGCGGTTTTGCAAAAAAATTGCTCATATTATTCTTTTCGGCAATATTTTCAGGATTTAGTATTGATAAATTGTGCCCATGTCGTAGTTTAGGAGTATTTTCTGAAATTGTATCAGTTTTTGGCTGTTTTATATGATTGGCTGCCGCAATAATTCCCCTTTCATTTTTTACATTTAATAGTTCAATAAATTTTCGTAGTTTTGCCTCCATTGCCTTTGCATCTTCTAATTCTTTTTTATATTGGTGATTTTTCTTTTTTAGGGCATCTATTTCATCTAATGCATTCTCCAAATCATCAATGGCATCATTTTTTTCTTTAATTGCCTTTTTTAATGATTTTTTTAAATCTTCAGTGTATGCAACTGCGGTATGCTCTTTAACATCCCCAACATTCTTAACAAATGCATTGTGTAATAATGCTCGTTTTTCAATTAAAAAACTTACGGCATTGTCCTGAATTGATCTAATTGTTACCTTTGTATTTTTTGCATGATTAGTTACAATGGCTTGTACCATTGCGGGCGTAGTTACAAATGCACCCATATTTGCAATTAATTCTGTAATAATATTACTAAATATATCTTCTTTATCAGAATTTGATAAATTTGAGTATTGATCAATTGGAATAGAAACTGAAATTACCCTAGAGACAAAATCAACTAATTTTAAATCCATATATTTTCTACCAACATTCTTCAAAAAATATTGATGAATTTCTTGGATACACTTTTTATAATACTCAGTATTGGTCTTTAATCCAGTCACATAATTTTTTACATTCTTTACGTACTCATCAATATATTGAGTAGATTTGCTATTTCTGGCCATTAAATATACATGGTTAAATAAAATATCAGTAAAATATGCACTAATAATTTCATATATGGACACTATTTTTGGATCATAATTGGAAAAATTACTCATTTTTATGTTTTTTATAAAAATTAAAAAAATATATATTATATACTTTATAATATTTTAATACACTATATTTTTTTTTAATACACTATATTTTTTTTTAATATTTAATTTGAATTTTTATGATATTTTTTTATGATATTTTTTTATGATATTTTTTTATGATATTTTTTTATGATATTTTTATAATGGCAAAAAAATATATTATATACATTTACAATGGCATTTTTTAGTATCATAACTCCACATTATAATAGTATTATTTACAAATCGGATATTTACAAAATAGTATCATAACTCCACATTACAATAGTATTATTTATACAATAGTATTATTTATACATTAACACGAAAAACTACTTCAACATTAAAGATTCTACTGGCAACTCGTGATAATTCGCTCAGAATGTATTTCATACTATTTGGCGATAATTTATATTCAGAGCCAAATGCAATGCCATCATTAAATGATATTGGATATATATACAGCAGGAACCAATGCTTACCAGTATGATCATAAAAACCATAATTGTCATACTTATTATTTATCTGACGTGCAATGTCATACAATTTTTTTGAAAGGCCTCGAATGTTAAAATCTCCAATGCACTCATATACACACCCATGAAATCTGTAAATTGGCAAACATAATTTCATTACATTTATTTTTTTTTCATTACATACGCACATTATCTTTGAAATTACTTCAAATGTAATTAAGTTCACATTTTGCGTGACACAACTACCACCATAGACAACGATACGAGGGAGTAAAACTTGTGAATTATGGATATCTACAATCACTTGGCCATGTTTTACAGTCAAATAAAATGTTTTCCATTGAAAATTGCAATAAAAGTCCCAAAAATTTTTGATCAAATGCTTTAATCTATGATTATCACCACCATTAATAGAATAATACATGTATATATACCAACACATAATAATAATGGCACCCCCAGATAAATGCCCAACGGGTGAGCCGTACGCATAATGACCCTTAAAGGTATTTTTTATAGCACAAAAGAACTTTACAAAAATGCCAATACTACTTTCGCCTATAGATTCATTAACATCTAAAACCAAAAAGAGTGGAAAAATGGAATATGCAGATGACCGATTTGAAATTGCTATTTCAGTACTTTTAATGACAAACAATAGATTATTCACAAATAGACTTAAAAAGTCTTCTGAGACACCACATTTTTGATAAAGGCTGTTTAAGATCTCAATTTGAGACTTCTTCTTGTTTACAACATTACCATTATGAGTTTCCTTTTTTAAAGTATTAACATCATGTTTATATACTATCTCATGCAATTTAACAATGTCGTAAAAACAGAATGCAAGGTCTATGCTCACACCATCTACAATCATTGTAATTTTAAATGGAATTGTGACGCCTACTCGGTGTATAAAATGCTCCACATGCATTTTGCAAGAAGTACCAAACATTTCTGTCAAGTACTCTAATAAATATTCTAGAAACTCTAGATGGTAATCACCACCACCACTTAAACATGCCAAAAGGTCTAAATCTTCACCAACTGTGTCAGTACCAGGGTACGCCTTTGATCCATACGTGTGTATCTCGCATTGAAGCCAATACATACCAAGAAAGGTAGAAACCAATTTGATACATATCAAAATAAGCTTAATCACCACCCCTTTAGAAAAAGTGGGACTTGACAAACTTTCATTTGCTGGACTTGCCAGACTCCCATTCGCTGGGCTTTCCAGACTTTCAGTATCAGTTATTGGACTTGACAGACTTAGTTGAGAGTTTGAGCTGTACATTTTTTATCAAAATTGCAAGAAATACAAGTATTGGGCAAGTTTGATCATTACTATAGTATTAGATACTATCAAATATATAGTAGCATAAAAAGAGCAAAAAAGGCATTTTTATACTACCACATATTTGATAGCAAAAAATATAATAGATAAAAAAATGTCTTTTCAAGAAGTGCTAAATAATGTGTTTTTGCTTGTAGTGATGCTGGTATGTCATTTTGCGGTTACACCCCGCCAAGACATGGTTACACCCTGCCAAGACACCATCCAAGTTGGTGATAATTTAAAATGGGATCATCTTTTCACCGCTAATGGTCTTCTTATCACAGATACTACAGATGGCATTGCTACTGCCCAGTTGACCCATATGGGCAAAGTATACACGATCACTGCAAATGCCCAAGTTATGGGTAGTATCTACCACAATACTCATAAAAAAGAGAAGTTTGTACAACTGTTATTTTCATCAGACCTTTTAAGTAAGGGCAAGATACATTACAGCCTTGTGTATACCACTAACTTTAACAAGTTTTTGATCAAATAGATCTCTAATACATTAAAAATACTTTTTGGTATTTTTTTTTATAAAAAAAAAATGCTATTATCCTACAAAAATTGAATAACGCTTTTAATTTAAACTACAAAATTTGGCATTTTATCAAGTATGGCTATTTTCCAGATACGGACAAGTCCAACCACAAATGTTGACGCTATTAATATAGCATCATTTCCTAGTTATTCTTAGGAAACAAATATGGTGCCATACTCTATTGATACCATATATATATACAATATTCAAATATGACTAAAATTGCAAAGGTGTAAAAGTATGCAAATAATTTAAGATTTGAAAAAAATAAAGAATATATCTATCTATATAACATATTTATTTTATTGATATTAATAGTATCATTTATAATATGTTACACTATAATATTTTGTAAAAATACACCCAAATTCTGTGAAAATGATAAAATTATTGGGGGGAATAGTTTATATCCCAGTTTATATTATTCAATAAATAATGCAAGGCATAATTCAATAAATAATGCAAAGCATAATTCAATAAATAATAAATTAGAAAATATATTAAATCAATATCAATTTCAATATAGATCAATAAATGATAATGCTCATATTATATTTGATCAAAAAAACACCCAACCAACTCAAAAACTATCTATTATAAAATATATGAATAAAAATTTAGGCAATGGGTGTTTTGTATATGAATCCGGAATTATGCGATATTTTGGAAATAAAAATAAAAATGCTCTAAATATATTGCAAAAAATGTATAAAAATAATTTAAAATTGGATGCCAAGCATGTATATGCCAAGCATGTATATTATGTATGCGATAATAATATATCAATATTAAATAATGTTGTATTGCCAGCATTAGGGTTGAAACGAAGACCACTACCAATTGTGGAAAGTTATATGGACGGTGCATTATTACCGTTTTCAAACTTAATAATTATACATAAGTGTACATTAATCCCATATATGGATGCAACCCCAAATGAAATCGCCATTGCAAAAAATTTCCATTTTAATAATGAAAATTTCATATTGGAAAAATTAATAGAAAAATGTTACTATTATAATGTTTTTTTGATAAGTTATGATACTAAAATTATTGGTTTTCTTGTTTTTAATAAAGATCATTTTGTATATGTTGGGGTTATTGAAGAATATCAACATCGTGGAATTGCATCCGCAATGATTGCGCAATTTATGGAAATATATTATTTTAGAATTTATCCATTGCCAAATTATGATGAATTAAAAACCATATATATTGGAATAACATATAGTTTTAAGATGAGTGTTCAAATTGCAAATAAATTATTTTTTACATTTAATGGAACTAATTTTGAGCGACCATGTAAAATAGAAAATATTATATGGAATGGAAATAAAACATTAATATATAATTTATTTTCAATAAATGATGGATCAAATAAAAATTATTTAATTAGAAAAATTGAGCCATATATGAAAGGGGTAAAATCAAGTTTTGTGCATTTAGCAATGTCATCTTTTGATAAAAACAACTATAAAGTATTAAAATCAACAACTGGTAGTTATATGGAAAAGAAATTTATATTACAAATTTCCGAATTAAAATCCGCAATGAATTCAAAACAGACTGAAATTGAGAATTCAATAAATAAAGAATATTTTACTAAAGACAAACACCATGAAATTATAGTATTTTTTGTATTATATTTATCAAAAAATGGAATAAAAAAAATATATGTTATGGATTCATATAGAAAAAATATAAATGGGACAACAATTGATGAAACAAAATTAAAGGTATTTATACAAATGATATCAAATTTAATAATTGTTGGAAATTATTACATATATAACGAATCAAATGCGGGATTTAAAACATTTTCAATTGCAATGTCGCCATCAAATGAAGATCCAACTGAACCAAGAATCTATACAATTAATAACCATATACAAGTAACACTGGGTAAAAATATGAGTGATTCTGAATACATAAATTATGTAAATGCTTTTAGTATTGAATATTATGATTGGTTATGCTCCAGAATTATATTTCCACACTTTGGACTTTCACGGCAAATAAAACCAATTGCAATTGATATCGTTCAAAATAAATCATATGATTTTTTTACCATCCCGGAAATAATTGCTAATATATCATTAGAGATTGACATGTGGTATCAAAATTCAGTAAATAAAATCAATATATTTTATGAAAATGATAATATTGGGCATATTATATTAAGTACAAATAGTCAAGCTACAAAAAATACAGACAAAATAAAAATTGATGACAAAATAAAAATTGATGACAAAATAAAAATTGATGACAAAATAAAAAATACAGACAAAATAAAAATTGATGACAATTTTATAATTACATTAAAGCACATAGAATTAAAGCATGAGCATCGCAAAAAAAATATTGCATCACATGTTTTATTTATGTTGATGGATATATTGGGTGCATATTATTCACCAAGTAATATATCATTTCAATTTTTAGTTATGGATAATATGATAAAAATTGCAAATAATTTAAGATTTGAAAAGAAGAAAGAATATTTTATTAGAAAATGTAGACCAATTGATAATTATTATTTATTGCATTCAGTTACTGATAATACAACTGGAATACATGCATTTACCGATATTGATTGGGTAAAAAATACTAAAAATTTTGATTGTGGAAGTGGTGTATCTTATAAATTTATAAATGAATATTTATTATATAGATTTTACATTAAAAATATCTCATATGATCCATATGCATTACCAAAACATATAAATGAACATGCTTTAAAATTAGTTGAAAGGGGTGATTTTGACACTGCGACGTCAATGAGCGTGCTAAATGTAATTGAAGATAGAGAATCAAGAATTGCACACATTAAATTACTAAAATCCTCATTAAAAAAATAATGGAATCGCATATTTCAAAATTTGGCAAGGAAATAAATCTGGAATAAAAGATCTTGCCATTAAATTTCACCAAAATAATCTAAAATTAGAATTTTATGCCCCGGAAATTGAAGAAATATTTACAAAGGTTGAAATTTTGAAAGAAAAAAATCTAATAATTGCATATAATTAATAATTGAATATAATTGCATATAATTAATAATTGCATATAATTAATAATTGCATATAATTAATAATTGCATATAATTGAATATAATTAATAATTTAAAAAGTCTTCTTTTTCACATAAATGCTCCCAATATTTTGTAGTGTATACACCATCTACATTTTTTTGACATTTTATCCAATTGCATTTTTTTAAATCTGAAAATAAATATTCTTTATTATCTAAAATATTTAAAAATTCAATGTCAGATAATAATGGATACTCTGATAAAATTTTTTCAATAAACCATATTCGATCACGACCACCTTTAAAATGTTTTGCAAATAGATCTTGATTATATGCAAATGCATTATTGTAAATTCTTGACATGCCAAAATCGCATATTTTAACACACCCATCTCTACCAATTAAGATATTATTTAACCATAAATCTCCATGCATTATAAATTTATTTTGTAGATAAGCCAGCCCAAATATTAATTGAGTAATTGCAATTTTTCCATAATATCCATCTTGTAAATAATCTTTAAAAATTGCATACCCATATTCTAATATAAACAATGTTTTGCGTATTTTTTTATATTCCATAAAACATTTTAATATAAATGGATGATGTACTTTCAATAAATATCTATCATTAGCATGTTTTCTTGCTATTTTTACTGCATAATGGTAATTATTATTCTTATTTGTAAATAAATGTATACTACCACCACCACCAGAACCAATTTGCTTTATAGAGTAAAAATGTCTGTAAAATTTAGTTTTATTTGACAACAATGTATGATTAATCCCATTATAATACGTTTGTGAAAAATTAATCAAATTACTATTATTTTTTATCTCATCCAATATTATTTTTTCAATTTTAGAATATAATGTTTTATCATCACATAATGTTTTATCATCACATAATGTTATATTTTCTAATTTTGTTTTTACATCTGTAAATATACTATCTTTTGATATAAATATCATTATTAATATATGTTGAATATCATATGATAATATATCTGGTTTATCATTTGCAAATAAAATAATATTTTGCATTTTATTTATATTTATATTTATATAACGCATTTTTATAAAAAGAAAAAAGTTATAAAAACAATATGGAGACCCAGAATATGGAGACCCAGAATATGGAGACCCAGAATATAGAGCAGAATATGGAGATTGAGGATAAAAATACAAATTCAGATGTGGCAACTATGCCTCGCAATAGTGGATTTTTTATGAAATATGGTATTCATATACTAGTTGTTGTAATAATGATTGTACTTATTATTATAATATATTGTCAAGGATTTGGTGGATTTGCAGGAACAAACACAAAAAAATTATCGGTATCGGGTAATGCCACAATTGATGGCAATACTACAATTGGTGGAAATACTACAATTGATGGAAATGCTGTAATTAAGGGAAGCTTAACCGCTTCTTCTTATATAGATGAAGTTGTTACGACATCACTCTCAGTAACCGGCACCATTACATCTAGTGGCACCATTACATCTGGTGGTATTATAGGGTATAATAATATCACAACTAATGGTGTAAAGGATAACACATTTTTTACGATTCAAAGTGTTGGGGGTGGTAATGTTGTATATAATGCATATTATAATTATTTAGATAAAAATAATGTAATTAGTTATTATGGCGCTCATATATTTACAACAGATTATACAGACCCTTATTATCAATCTAATTTATCGTTTTATGTAAATAATACTGATGCTGTGGTCAGTTATGGGAGAAATTTGTCTATTCAGGGAGGACAAATCATTTTTTATGGTAAGGGTAATGGTACCAATGCAGAGAGTGATAAAAGTTTGCCCTCAACATATGCTCAAATTACACCAGGATATGGTAGTGATATTGCAATTGGTATATTATATTTTGATGTAAGAATATTAAATAGACCAGATGGTTCTACAAATATAGGGGCGTTTCAATTTCAAGGAGATAATGGCACAAAAATGCTAAAAATTGATCAAAATGGTATTGATGTGGTTGGGGATGTAACCGCTGATAATATATCCAACTCTTCCGATTATCGACTTAAAGAAAATATTGAGCCACTTTCAGATAATTATACCATAGATGATTTAAAGCCATGCTCTTATAATTTGATCTCTGATGAAACAAAGAAAAAAAATACTGGATTTATCGCACATGAATTACAAGAAGTATTCCCACATTTAGTAACCGGTGAAAAAGACGGAGAGGACACACAAACCGTCAATTATATCGGATTAATTGCCATTTTGACAAAAGAACTCCAAGATCTAAAATCTATCGTCAAAGATTTACAGCTAAAAAACATATCTTTAGAGGAAAAAATAAGTCAATTACTATAATTGAGCAAATACCATTTTTTTGACTCTTTTTGACTTTAATTTTTTTGACTTTAACATTTTTTACTCTTTTTGACCCTTTCCCCTATAGATAATTTATATTTGATTTATTATATTAAAATTAATAAAGGAGGATATTTGACAAAAAGATAGCACTATGCAAAGACCTATTCTACCTACTCGTAAATTATCAGGATTTAGCAACTTAGACATTAATACATTATCAATGCAACAACTGCTTACCCATTTAGAGTCTACCAAGGACTATTCATTGATCACTGAAGAAAAAGCATTAGAGTTATTAAGAGATGCACATTTAGATAAAAACAGAATTATTATTGATATTATATTAAAAAAATTTCCAGAATTGGTCATTAAATTAAATTCTGAGCTGGCAATGCGAGCATTAATTACATACATTCACGTAAATGAGGAATATCAAACGGAAGAAATTATTACTCATATATTAAATCATCATAATTTAGTACGATCAGATCAAAATGAAATCATTTCTTCTATTATTTTTCATAAATTTCCAACAAAAGCATTTAATTTAAAAAATAGAAGAGCATTAGCAAATGCAAGAGAAACTACTAGAATTGTAGTAGTTGTTGATACATCTGGTTCTATGGGTGGTAGTAATTTATTTAAAGTATTAGACAGTATTGATAAAAAATACCGTGGCTTTGAATTGATAATGTTTACATTTTCAAGCGAAGGTAATGCAAAACAATTGCCAAGATTTACATCTAGGCCACCAATTGGAGGTAGCACCTATGCAACTAAAGTATTAGAATTAGTTGAGACTTATATCAACTCATTGTCATCTGGTATTTATGTATATTTATATATTATTACAGATGGCGAATGGAATGATTCTAATACCGCATATTTAAAACAATTTAAAACACCAAATTTAATTGGAGTTACTATGGTGTTTACAGATAATACACCACTTAAAGCAGTTGATATCCATAAAGATCAATTACCGTATAAATTTAATAACATTCCAGTAAAAATATTTAGAATGGAAATATTTAATGCAAAAGAATACAGCGCTTCAAGTCGTGAAGTAATTGGTCGCATTCGGAAGCATATAAGACAAGGCTCAAGGACACCATATCCTCATAGAATTGGAGTATTTTTTGCAAATGAATATTTATTTCCATATATGGAGAAGTATGAACGTGATTATTTAATTCATTTTACCTTTTCACTAGAATTAGTAAGGACTCAAAATCAATTAAATCAAATTATAGAAAAGAGTTCAAAATTTATAATATATGCAAGCCAAGAGGATATTGATAGGCTTCAAAGCTTAGGATTAAATGTGTCAAAATTACAAGTTGCTCCAATTGGTATTGAAATGATCTCTGAAGAAAATTACATTGAAAAATTTAATGCCCTTATTGATAAAACAAATGATGAAACCATGGTAATTGCATCATCTAAGGTATATGAATCATTCTTTGGGATAAGTATATTAAAAGAACTATTAACAGATTCATTAAACATTCATAAATTATTTATCAAAATTCTCAAAACATGTAATCAAAGAGACATTGATTCATTTCTATTTCAAATTATGAGTTTTATGAATGTATTGAGAGATCAAGTCGAATCTACTAGTTTAACGTGTGCAATGGGACAAAGCCATTTTGCATATATTTGGAAAATGGCAAATCACATGAAACACACATTAACAAAGCATTCAATTCACATTACATCTTTTCTGACAAAATTAGAAGAATTAGAAGATAGCAGTACCATTACTGAAAGTGATTTATACCAGTCCAAATTACAGTTATTAGGAAGTATAGATCAAACAAATGATGTTATTAGTGAAACAATAAGATTTATAGATGGAAGATATTCTTCTGAATTGGCAAAATTAGCAAATGATACCAAGAATGATAATACTTCTAAAATTGAAATTTTAAAGTCATTGATGCGAACAGCCAAATCATCTGATAAGGGTGACACCATTGAAGGCGAATTACAGAAGATTAATAAAATCAATCAAAAATGCAAGAGGTGTTATTTATTAATTGAGAATACTACATTTGATTCAAAACCTGAAAGAGATACATTTACAGATAAAGTCATTGCGATTAAAAACTTTCAATCTGGGGAGCATTTAAACACTCTACGCCATTTATTGTCAAAGATTAAGATTGTAAGTAAGAGCACTCCAGATGCAATTGAAGTTGCTATTTGTAACGAGGGCATTGCCAAATTTCTTCAATTATTAGGAAAGCATTATAATACAATATATTCGCCATATGTAGTTTCTCAAATTGTCTCATGGCTATTTGTTCATTACATGGAAGAGACAGATTTTACAAAAAATAAATTTATTTCTGTCATTATGAAAGTTGCAAAACAAATTATAATGCAACATATTGTAGGTCTTACTAATATGACAGATCCAAGCAGTCTAAACTTTTCATCATTTTGGACAAATATTTTACATAGATTATCTATTAATGAATATTTTACAACTCGATCTAATGAATTAAATGAGAATCTCGATAGTTGTTGGGATTTAATTCCAAGCGAAAGAGAAACATATTTATATAGATTATCAACTCCCAAATTGGAAAAGGTGGATATCATTAATGCTTCAATTTATATTCAGAATGCTTGTATGTTGCAAGAACAAGAAAAAAACAAAGTAAGATTTATAACAATTGATCCCAAATTTGACCCAAGCAATTATATTAAAGTTTTGACTGGTGGAGGTGTTAGTGTTGGAGAATTAATTGAAACCTGGAAAAAAGAAGATAAAAACTCTTCATTAAATGAAGAACAGATTGATCAAGTAAAGGCATGGATTCGTACAGAAATTAATAAAGAACATGAAAACAAAATATTATATCATATGTATTATGGTAATTGGAAAACCACATCTAAATATATACTCTCACATAAAGCATATTTTGCCATTAGGTGGAAATTTATTCAAGAAGATTTAATTGTGAAACATATTTTTAACAATCCAACAAATCCAGATGTCATCCGAGTATTATTCAATGACAATTTCAAAGATGCACACCCAATTGAAACTCTCGAAGGTGGAATGCAAAAAGACAAATTATTAGTATATTGGAATACATATAAGAGCATAAACAGTGGCGAACTATCTGATTTAGGAGATTATCCAATATTTGACAATGAGGAACAAAAAAATGAATTTATTAAATGGATTTCAGAACAAAAAGATCCCCATTTTTACAAGATGGCAAATACCGTCATTGGATACAATCATATTGGTGAAGCCATATTAAAGAAACTGTCTAAATTGATGGAGCCTTCTGAATTAATAAAACCATTTGCAGTTAATCTTCATGTATTGATGAAAATTCATAAATTGATGGTGCATGCATTTAGTAATGACATTATTGGCAAGGGTCATACAAGAGATGAACTAATTCATTTATTTAATACATATTATGACATGGAAGATATTCCAGAGTTGCAACCAGCTACATACTCACATAAGAGTGAAAGGGAAGCAATTGATCAGATCTTATCTGAAATGAATATTTTTCAACCAAGAGTTAAATTTAACCTTGAAGAATTCAATAATAATGTTGTATTAGATTTGGACTTTGATGGATTGAGTGAAATGATGGAAGAGAAAGAAGAAGCTCCAATTCAAGAATGCTCTGATCCAATTTCATTTGAACCAATTTTGAATCCAGTATACATTGCCGGTGATGAAATTGAACATCTCAAGAACTCTGATTTATATATATTTGATAGAGATTCAATCCTATCATACATTAGATCTAGTGGGAGGATATATGGTGGAAAGAGAATTTCTAATCATCCAATTAAAAGGAGTCAAATTGATGAGTCCATGATCTTACCAGTTGTGAATCCAGCTTATCTAGAAAATCACGCTCGATATCTAAGATCAATTGAAAATGAAAGTGATTAGATGCTTTCATTATGTATAAAAAAATACAATAATTGAGCATTTATCGAAAAAAGACCTTGTTTTGTATTATGGTCAATTAGCGGAGATTTTTAAACAAATATGGCTTTGATTTACAATAAATGCGTTTAATATCAATCGTCTAAAATTTGCTATAATGTGTATTTTTTTGATATAATTTGCATCTTTTTGGCATAATTTACAGATTTATCGTATATTTAAGAGTATGATATTTGATAGATAAAAATACCATAGACAAATTTGAACACTTACAATATAAACTCAAAGATGTCAGACGCACAACCTTCTTTTTGCAAGGCTTTTAATGATTCAGTTTTAAGTCATTGCATGATTGCAAGGTGGAATGGGAAAAATTGCCAATTTGTTGTCGTTTTAGACAACAAGACATATGAAGAAATTGCTATGGTTCTCGTTCTAAACCCAATGCGTGATGGTGTGTCATTAGGCAGTTACTTAACACTTAATGTTAGACTGGGTGATTGTACAAAAATGCTTTTTGCATCACATCAAATGGATACGTGTTGTGACGATCTCACTAGACTATTGCCGGTATTGCATAGACACTGCAATCTTAAAATTTATGAAAATAAATTTTATTGTTTTAAGTCTTTGTACTTGTGCCAAAATCAAAAGTTGCCATTGGAATTAATTAAATATATTCTGGAGTTCTTATTATATTTGTAACTCTCAATTCTTAGCATCAAGAGGGTTATACATTAATGCTTCTTACACTTGTACATATTTTAAACTATAAACATAATAAATCCACACAAAAACGTTTTATTATTCTTTTTTTTTGTAAAAAAATAATTGATCTGAAAAACATTTTATTTTTCTTTTTTTTCTTCTTTTGAATTTTCAGTTTTTTCTCCATTATGATATTGAATGTTAAATTGTTTTTGTATTGCTTTAATCCCACCGGCATATCTAATATTATTATCTGAAATCTGTAACGCTTTTAAGAATTTAATATTGATGTTTGTTTTATTAAATTTAATGATATTTTGTTGAGTGATATGTTCTATGATTTTTTGGACAATTGGTTTTAAATAATCCATTGCCCTTCCATCTTCTAGGGTTGAATTATTTTCTGTTACGGTTACTTCAGTTGTTTTTTTGATATCAAATTGTAATTTTGGATATTGTTTAAAAATATTATTTATGGTAATATCTATATCAATAATTTGCCTTTCTCTTTTTTTGAAATTTTCTGTAAATTTTTTAATAATGATATAATCATCTTCTAATATTTTTTTTTGTGAATTTGTATATTCATAAATTTCATTTATTGCGGTGATTAATAATTGCAATTTCTGACCATCTCTATTGTCTTTACTATCTTTACTATTTTTTGAATGATGTTCTTGATCAAAAATAAATTGATGTTTAATGAGATATTCCATGATCATAATTGCCAATCTGATATTTTCCGGATTGTTAAATGCATTTGTAATCATAAATATTGGGATATTATATTTAATCTCAAAATGAATTATTTTTTTCCCTTGTGTAAAATTTATATCATTGAGGGATATAAATAATGCGGAATTAATCCCAGAATCTTTTTGAATCTGAATATCTCTATAAAACTTTTCAATTTCAGTTGGTTTTACTTGTTGGACATTTTTAATTTCAATAAGGGTCTTAAGATTATTATGATGGAATAAAATATCACCTTTTGTCGCTTCTTTATGTGTATCGATAATATTTGATCCTGAAAATTTATCAATTAAATAGTTTTGCACAAAATCTTCACCGTAATCACCCTTTGCAGTATTATTTGAAAATATCTTATCAAAATAACTTGTAAATTTATCATTTAACTGATGAATACTAGAATCAATAACTTGAATGTTTTTATTATTACAATTTATTGCACAATCTATCGCGCTTTTTTGGGATGTTAAAATCAATTGATTTGTTAATTCTTGAATTTTTGCATTTGATTCTTGCATCTGTGATTTTGATTCTTGCAAATCCAATTCTAATTTTTTATTACTTTCAATTTGCATATTTAATATAAGTTGATATTCATCTTTCATTAATTGTTTTCCTTTATCAATAAAAGATGTAATCTCAGTATTTTTTTCATTTGATATTAATTCAATTTTTTGCTTAAAATCATTTATCTGTTCTTGAAATTTTTTACATTCATTTTTTAGAATAATATTCTCACCTTGGATTATATCAATATTACTTTTATATTCTTTAGATAAATTGTCTTTTATTTCTTGAATATGTGAATCATTTATTTGCTTATTTTCTAATAACTCATATACAAAAATCCCATAATTAATAATATCCTCATTTATACTAATATCATTATTGGAAATTATATTATCCAATTTTTCATTATGGTAATCCTTACCAACAATAAATGAAATGATCTTATTTGACATTTTGGAAATTAACTAGTATATAATACTATATAACCGTATACAATAGTATATAATAGTAATTAGAATATATGCCTAATTTGTTAATTTTATACATAACAAAAAAATAAACATCACAAAATTGTGAATATTATAAAATTTGTTTTTCTTGTTCAATTTCAGAATACCTATCATGGTTTGAATCAATTAATTTTTGATTTAATTCTTGTATTTGCTGATATGCATGATGTAAATCATTTTCAATTTTTTTAATTTTTTCAGATTGAAGATCAAAAATAATTTGATATTCTTCTTTAGTAATTTGTTTTCCCTTATCAATTAATGTATTAATTTCATAGAATTTATCATCCTGTAATTGAACTAATTGTTTATTTAATTCTTGTATTTGTTGATGTGAATTTTTTAAATCATTTTCCAATTTTTTATTATTTTCATTTTGAAGATCAAAAATAGTCTGATATTCTTCTTTAGTAATTTGTTTTCCCTTATCAATAAATGTATTAATTTCATAAGATTTATTATCCTTTAATTCTATTAATTGCTTATTTAATTCTTGTATTTGTTGATATGTATTTTGTAGATCATCTTCTAATTTTTTATTTTTTTGAGTTTGAAGATCAAAAATAGTCTGATATTCTTCCTTAGAAATCTGTTTTCCTTTATCAATTAAAGAATTAATTTCAATAAATTTATCATCTTTTAATGAATGTATACTATTTTGTAATTCTTGAATAATTTCTTTAAATTTTTTACAATCATTTTTTAGAATAATATTTTCTTCATCCTTTTCACCCAATTTAATGTCATATTGTAAATTTAACTCATCTGTAATTTTTTGAGTATATACATCATGCTGTTTATCCTTTGCATACTGTAATATTTGTGAATATGCTAATACCCCAAAATGAATTATACTCTGATTAATCTCAATATCATTTTTTGATATAAAATGATCAAATTGATGATTATTAAAATCCTTATGAACTAATAAAGAAATAATCTTATTATCAGAAAAATGATTCATTTTTTATTTTTTATTTCTTATAATATAATATTTGTATACATTTAATATATTTTTTTGGAAAATTTAAATATTTTTTGGAAAATCTAAATCTTTTTTGAAAAATCTAAATTTTTGTTAAAAAATTTAAATCTTTTTTGAAAAATCTAAATCTTTTTTGAAAAATCTAAATCTTTTTTGGAAAATCTAAATTTTTTTTGAAAAATCTAAATCTTTTTTGAAAAATCTAAATTTTTTTTGAAAAATCTAAATCTTTTTTGGAAAATCTAAATATTTTTTGGAAAATTTAAATTTTTTTTGGAAAATTTAAATTTTTTTTGAAAAATCAATACTTTTCACATAATATAATAATATAAATGATTATAAAACAAATATAAGACAATAGTAATAACATTCAGTTAAACAATTCGCAAAACATATAGGATCACAATATACAATAGAAATAAGACAATAGTGATAACATTCAGTTAAACAATGCGCAAACCATAGTATACATGAATATAAAACAGAAATAAGACAATAGTAATAACATTCAGTTAAACAATGCGCAAAACATAGTATACATGAATAAAATACAAATATAAGACAATAGTAATAACATTCAGTTAAACAATTCGCAAAACATATAGGATCACAATATACAATAGAAATAAGACAATAGTGATAATATTCAGTTAAACAATGCGCAAACCATAGTATACATGAATATAAAACAGAAATAAGACAATAGTAATAACATTCAGTTAAACAATGCGCAAAACATAGTATACATGAATAAAATACAAATATAAGACAATAGTGATAACATTCAGTTAAACAATGCGCAAAACATAGTATACATGAATATAATACAAATATAAGACAATAGTAATAACATTCAGTTAAACAATTCGCAAAACATATAGGATCACAATATACAATAGAAATAAGACAATAGTGATAATATTCAGTTGAACAATGCGCAAAACATAGTATACATGAATATAAAGCAAATATAAAGCAATATAAGCAATATAAATAAACAAA